GCTGTTCTTGTTTGCAGTGTCCACGGCTGCTGGTGCGGCCTCAGTCTTTTCTGTGGGAGCTGCGGCAGTCTTTTCGCGGCTTTCGATGAAGTAGAACGAACCACCACCAGCCTCTTTCGAGCGCTTGCCTTGGCGAATCTGGAACTCAGCATCATCAACATTACTTGCGAAACCACCCTCGCGCTCACCAGTTTCCTTGTTGATAGGGCCGTACAAAAAAGTCTCTGCCAACTTAGGAGATACAAAGCTGTTGCTCACAGCCTTGCCGTCGATTTGCAATGGGATAGCGTGCCAGCCACCTTGGTTTGAAACCATGTCCTCTGGCGACATCGCCACGGCGCTGCCTTCGTTGCCGAGCAATGCTGGCTTGGCGTCACCTTCGAGTGTCTTGGTCTCTTCGTTGGGTGTGACAGATGAGCGCTGAATGACAGGCTCAGTCGCGCCAGTACCAACACCAACACTTGTGGAGGCTGTGTCACCGAACGCAGCTTGCACATCAGCGCCGCGCTCTTTGCGCGTCTTCTCTTGCTCTTCTGCGCTCTTGATGTCCAGCTCTTGAAGCTGACGGTCAAGTTTGCCAATCTGGATTGCGAGACCTTGGAACCGTGGGTCTTCTGCGCTCTCGATGCCAGCCGACTTAATCAGGTTGGCAGTGCGCTCATCCTGCATCATGGCGTCAAACACTTGTTGGCGCGCGGCAGAGCCATCCTCACGCAAGTCGGTGAGAATCTGTTGCTTCTGTTCTGGAGTTGCCTCTTCGAAGTATTTCTGGAGTGCGAGCTGGCCGCCTTTGAAGCCGCCACCGGCCAAGCCACCAATGGCGACAGACTCTGAGAAGCCTTCGCCCACCGGCTTGTAGCCCAGTTTGTTGGTGATTAAGCTCTGAGCACCCTCTTCTCCGCCTTCGGTCAGGAAGGTCATGCCAATTTGCTTGGCTGCGCTGCCGGTGTCACCAAACAAGCCAACCTTGTTCATCGCCCAGTTGAGCGGCAAGTTGGTCATGTAGGCTTTCCAAGCCTGTTCATTGGCGTGCTCTTTGTTGCCAGTCTCAGACATGGCCTTCTCGTAGGTCTCTTGGGCAACGCCAGCAGATTCCATCAGAGCGGCTGCACCAGCGCCAGCCACGCGAGCGGCCTTGATACCCACACCGGCCAACTGCAATCCCTTGACTGCGCCAGTGCCGGGGGCGACAAACGCCAGCATGGAGCCAACAGCTCCGGCCAACTTCTGTGCGGTGTCTTGGTCACGGGGTGTCAGGGCTTGAGCCTCGCGCTTGCCAGCCTGAGCCAAGCTGCGGATGGAGTCAGAGCCAACAGAGTCACCCACCCATTCGAGCGTGCCGGACACGGCGCTACCAAACCCAGCGGCTGCTGAGTCGAACAACTTCATGGCATAGCCATGTTTGTCAGTGCCAAGCTCAAGACGGCGTTTTGCCACCAGAGCGTTTTGCTCGGCTTCTTCTGCGTTGTACTGGGCAAGACCTTGCTCGTCCACTTTGGAGGCGTCAGGCTTGTTCTCGCCAGCCAATGAGGTGATGCCGGAGTCAATGGCGCTACCGATGCGCGACAACATGCCGGGCTTCTTCTCTGGCACGAGGTCAGAGAACAGCGGCTGGTACGCGATTGAACCCTCAGCCTGTTTTGGCTGGGCTGTCTGGGTCTCAGGCTTGGCGGTGATGTCACCGAACAGTGGCTGGTACGAAATGACAGATGACTGCTCCTGCTTAGGAGAGCCAACAGATTGAGGCTTGTCTTCAACAGGACGACCAAGGCGGAGTTCAGCCGCCTTGTGGTTCACCTGAGCATTTGCGTCGTTAAAGGTTTTGTAAATCGAAGATGGGTTCGTGTCACCCAAGTTCAGTTCATCGTCTTCTAAACCTAGGATGCCGGTACTCATTGACGATTCACTCCTTACTTGTTCTGGGAAATCAAACTACGAGGCACGAGCACTCTTGCTCCTGCGTATTCGGCTTGATAGAAGTTGTCACGCTGCTCTTGCGGTGCAGATGAAGGCAGCTCTGTGAGGCGTGCCTTGCCTGTTCCAAGGCCGCGAGCCACGCCAGCAAGTGTAGCGGCGTTGTGGCTTTGGTTGCCCGGAATAGCGTACAGATTGCGAGCCAAAGAACCAGTGCGGGTGATGACTTCACGTTGGTTGTCATCCATCATTTCTGGGTTCTTGCCACGGAACAAATCGTTCTCCAACTCGGTGGTGAACTGTGCGTCACGTTTGCGCTCTTGTTCGCTACGTCGGTAGTCAGCTTGGTTCTCTTGAGCGATGCCGCGCAGACGTGCAGTTTCCTGCGCCGCGATGCCGCTGTTGCGAGCTTTGGTTTCCTCTGCGGAAGCCTTGCGCTCTTCGATAGTGAACTGACGCTCTTTGTCTTGGCGGCCAACAGTCCACTCAACCAACTTCTCAGGAGCGAGCTGACCAATAGTGGTCAACAGACTGGTCGCGCTGATGTCCTGTGTCGATGCCTTGCCGTCAGAGCCAATGACCTTGACGCCCTTCCATGTCTGGGCTTTGGGGTCGTACTGGCCAGATGCAGGGTCGAGCTGAATCCCAAGGCCGGTCAACCCAGCCAAGTGTGAGGCCATCTTCAACGCGCCGGGGTCGCCAGTTGCAATGGCGGCAGCCGTGGCTTTGCGAAGCTCATCGTATGAGCTAGTGCGCCACTCGTTGATTGCCTTGTCCACGCCAGTCAGCTTTTCAACTTGGCCAGTCTTCTCGTAGTAGTTGGCAGTGATGTCACGCAAACGACCCCAGTAAGCATCATTGGCTTGCTTCTGGTTTTTGTAGAGACCTTCACCGTTGTTCTTGAAGATGTTGTTCACATTGCCAGAAGCGTCCTGTGCGGGTGCTGCTGGCGCTGGCGCTGCTGCATTCGGTGCGGCAGGTGCTGGAGCAGATGTGCCTTCTGGTGCAATGGCTGTGCGTGGTTGTGCGTCAGCTTGCTCAGGGGCTGAGAGCTGAGGTTGCTCAACGAGGTTGTTCTCTTGGCCGGGGAGCTTGCCAGTTGCAAACTGTGCGCGAGCATCAGACATTTGCTTCTGGAACTCATCACGGGCGTCGCGCATCTTCTTGCGTTCTGCTCGTTCGTCGCGCTCATCCTGCATACGCTCATAGGTGGACACCATCTGTTGTCCTTGCTGGATGCCGGTTGCGAGACCGCCAGCGAATGCGCCCAAATTCATATTTAACCCCTTGCAGAAATAGCCTGACGGCGTTGAACCGATGCAGGTGTGTGTGTCATCTTCACAATCTTGTCGAGCTTGCTCACGCCAATGGCCTTCACTGTGTCGGCAGGAATGACGTACTCACCATTGGAGAGTTTGGCGTCAATCTTGTCGTCAACTGGGCCACCAATGCCGCGCACTCGGCCAGCACCTTCGTGGACTTTGCCACCATCAGCGTAGCCAGTCATAATCGCAGCCGAACCCAGCGTACCGAGCAACTGACCTGTACCGGCAGCAGAGGCAGAGTCAGCGGCCATCTGTGCTTTATAGGCAGAGCCGTAGATGTTTCCTGCTGTGCCGTAGGAGTTTGCAGCGTTGCCAAGCTGTGCGTTGTATGAGCCGTAGGACGAACCCATGTTTTGACCGGGGTTGCCAGCGGTGTTCAAAGCTGTTGAGCCTGTTGATGCAGCGGAGTTGCTGGCATTCAAAGACACGCCATACGCAGTGGAAGCATTGGATGCAAGGTTGCGTCCAAGAGATGCAGCATCCATCTTGCGTGCGTAACCAAGCTGCTCTGCTTGAGAGCGTGCATTGGTTGCAGCGCCAGCCTTGTCTGTTGCTTCGTTCTGTGCGAGCTGCATGTTGAGTGCAGCAAAACGGTTGGAGTTGGGGTTGATGCCGTAACTGGACAGAGTAGCGAGCGCCTGTTTCTTCTGGGCGTCGTAGGCCGTGGCCACATCAGCGATGCCCTTGCGAGCCAGCTCTTCCCTCTTGGCCTCCGTGTCGTAGTTGTTGGCCTCATCGACCAAACTCTTTTCGAGTGGCCGGTAGGTTTCTTTTTCGTAATCAGAATACTCTTGAGCACGCGCCTCGTTCTTTGTGGCGATGTCCTTCTGCTGATTCATCAGGTCGATTTGAGCGCTTGACAGTTTCTCCGCCAAAGGCTTCAACTCAGCGTACTGCTGCTTCTGGAAATCCAGATACTCGCGAGCGGTCTGCTGCTGAATTTGCGCTACCTCAGCGCTGGCCGCAGCTTGAGCTTGCAAACCTGCGTTGTTGTCGCCGCCACCGCCGCCACCGCCGCCACCAAAGATTGCATCAACTACTCCACCCATAATTTCTTCTCCATCAGAATTGCTTTTTCAACAAGGCCGGCACGTCGGTAAAGACGGGCTTGAGACTGTTGGGCTAACGCCTGAATTTTTGTAGCTCCGTTGGACTTTGCGATTTCGCAAACACGGTCAAAAGCGTATTGGCTCGCAAGGCCAGCGCCACCTGCTGTGACAATCGTTGCCACACGGTCATTCGGCCCATTTGTATAGGCCAGTGTGTAAGCACCACGCAGGTTTTCTTCCTCATCAGTCACCAACAACAGACTCCAACTTCCACCGGTCAAGAACACCTTGACCTGCTCAAAGCTGACATCTGCATGGGTAAGCGCACCCTCGATGTGAGACTTCACAAGCGGGATGAACTGGTTGACTAAATCAGTCGGGATAAGTCTGATAACGAGGTTTTCAGTCATGGGCGTTAAGCCTCGCGATTATCTCGTTAATTTTCCCCACAATCGTGGGCAAATCGGTTGTTGTTGCAGGGAGCATTTCAATGATTCCCTCGCGCACACCGGTGAGGGATTCAATGTTCTCCTTCATCGGCGTGAGCACGCTCAACAAACTGCGGTCTGTGATTCCACGGATTGCGGGGATGGCTGGTTTCTTCATTAGATTTGCGCCAGTTCTTTGGATGTCTCCGCCACCTTGATGAAGCGCAGCGGAATGTTGCCGTTGACCTGAAACTCCCAGCGGTCACACTTAAAGCCAGATGGCAAGCGGAACGGGTTGTGATTCGAAACGTGAACCACAGCACGCAACACACCATCTCCGTAAATCGAAAGCGTTACAAAGCGCTCATCAATCAGAGGGATTGGCTGGAGGATTGAGCTGTTGAGCAGCGAGTCGTTCAGTGGCTTGTCATTGATGTTGCCAAGCAACTTCGAGACAGACGCCCAGAGCGCCCTGTTCGCCGCCTTAACGTGGTCGATGATGCTCAGTTGGTCTTGCTTACCCAGTGGGTTCAAGTTCTCAAAGTCAGCATCAACCTGACCAGCAGACAGATTCAGTGGGCGCGGAAACACAAACACCTTGGACTTCCACTCATACGGCATACCGTTGAATGGGTCACTGTCCCAGCCTTTGACCTCACTGTTTTCGCACAGGTACAGCTTCGCGTTCACAGGGTCTGTGTGCAAGGCTGTTGCGAACAGATTGGTCTCTGTCAGCGGAGATGCCGTGTTGTTACGGTCAAGAATCAGGCCGCCCTTGTCCTTGTCTGTTTCATAGAACAGGAAGTAGCGTCCATCCTGCACTTCGCCGAGCATGGTTGCTGGGGCGTACAGGTTCCACTCATCGCGTGTGAACAGTTGACGGGTCACGTTGTCGGCGACACCGGGGCCAATCTTGATGATGCCGTTGGGTGATGCGTACATCGCGCCCTGCTCATCGCTGGCAATGGAGCGCTTCGAGATGCAGGGTTCGTACAGCGGTAGCTTCTCCTGCGACATTGCCGCAGGGGTTGAACCAGTGATGACGAATGGGTTGCCCTTGGTCATCACAACAAGGGATGAGCCGAAGGCTGCCAAGCCAACAATCTGATATTCAACAGACAGCGCGTACTGTGCCGGCCACGCATGAGGCTTGTAAGGTTCAGAGAAATAAATCTCATTCCCAACAAATCCAGCCATGATGCCGTTGGCCATGCTGACCAAGCCACGCATTCCGTCAGGAGGTGGAGTCCAGCCGCTTGATGGAAGCACGCCACCGAGGTTTGCAGCCAACAGAGTGTCTGTGTAGGATGCCGAGCCAATCGCAACATCTGCAACGTGCAAGAAGATGGTCGAGCTGCTGCCAGTGACAGAGCGGTAGATGCGCTTCTTGGTGATGTTGTACTTGCCGACGGGTGCGGTTGTTGGCAATCCAGTGATTGTCACCGTGCCGCCAGCATTCACCACAACTTGAGCTGACGTTGGGGATGGAGCGGACTCCTCCTCAATCGTGCCGAACTCGGAGATGTAGGTGTAGACGTAGACCCGATTCTCAGGGGTTGTACCCGAACCACCAGAGGCTGCCACAGTTGGGGCAACCGTTGGGTATGGAACGCCCATCAACAGGTAGTCTCCCGGATAGCTTGGGCCAGCTCCAACAGACGCCAGTGCAGCGTTGGTCTTCTTGGGCAAACCATCAGAACCAGCGTTCGTGTAGTACAGCGAGTAGCCGGTGTCGTAGATTGGGCCGGGAACGATGTCAACGTCCTTGCTGAATGTCAGCCACAGGTCATCACCAGATGCACCGATGGTGCGGTAGATGGTCAGTGGCACATAGTCTGCAATGATGCGTCGTGGGTCAATGACGCCGGGTTTCTGCCAAGAACGAACCTCATTGCTATACAGCTTGGTGTTGATGGCTTTCTGGGCCTCGCTCTCTTGCAGCAGATACGGACTTTGGCGCGGTACGAAACCAGCAAAGCCCTGTAACTTGATTCCGGACATCTGTAATCCTGTCTGGTTTAGAAGTGTTTGGCGTACTCGTCAGCAGTCAACAGACCGGCAACGTACTTGTTCTGTGGACGGAAGATGGTGAGCTGTTGACCGCGCATTTCTGGCGCAAACGAGATGTGAGTCCAGCGTGCGTACTCGTGAATCATCTGGTCAAACTTGATGCCAGCAGCAGCGATTGCTTTGCAAACAGCAAGCGGGTCGCCAAAGCCAGCGGATGTGAAGTCGATTGCCCAACCATCCATGTGCGAGCTGATTTTAGAGCCGCCAACGGCCACGTTCACATCAGGAAGGCGCAACCATGAGTTGACATGGATTGGCTTGCCTAGCAGTGCGCGAATCTGTTCCATGCCAGCAGCGGCGTGCTTCATGTTCTCAAGCTGCAAAGTGCTTGGCTGATTTGGGATGCCCATGCGGACAGCGGTTTCAGAGTACGTTGCTTCTTCAAGCGTGAAGTGTTCGGACAGATTCATTACTTACCTCGTGATTCCATGACTTTTTCAACAGTGCGGCCACCGAAGTAGGCCAACATAATGAGCTGACCCCACTCGCCAAGCAGCTTCACATACGACTCGTTCACATCAAGATGGAATGCAGACATCATCGCGAAGATGAAGTACGCAGCAAGGATGGCAATCAGAGTGCAAGGACGGATGTTCTTGGACAGAGTTGAGTCGCTGGACATGTCCGCCTTCCAGCGGTCTGTCACGTTCTGTTGTTCGACTTCAAAATTCTTTGCGTCGATTTCTTTTAGCTTGAGCAGTTGCTCAGGGTTTGCTTCCAGCGCAGCAGTCACTTCCGAAATGGAAGCTGGCACACCGAGCTTGTCAGCAATGGCTTTGATGGCAGCACCACCCAAGGGGCCAGCCACCGCAGTGGCCAGCGCAGGTGCAGCGCCTTTTAATAGGTCAAGCAGTTTGTCCACTTTGTTCTCCCTGTGGGACTTGTTGGGCTGCGCCTCCACCCTTACGGCCAGAGATTGCGCCCATTGCACCAACACCCATGAAGGCAATGGCTTTCAGAATCTCAAGGAACACAGCGTCGATTGGCGCAAGCGTTTGGTCTTCCGGCACAAATGCAACGGAATACAGAATGCCGAATGCGATGCCCAACACCATGATGGTGATGCAGCGAACTACAAACGACCATGTTCGAACTTCAATCTCTTCCTCAGTAAGACGGTTTACTGGGCGCGTCATCCACATTTGAATTAACTCTTTCATCGTGGTCTTTCTTTAGTTGCTGTTTAAGTTTTTTGAGGTTGGTGATTTCCTGTCGAACCTCTGCGCGAATGCGAAGATGGTCGATGTAGATGAGTGCGGAGACTGGAAGCGCGAGGAACAGAACGAAGGACAGAGCGACTACACAAATGACAAACCACTGTGTGTCTTCACGAGCCATCCGAGTGACAGTAGAAAGCCCCACATCCACAGAACTAGCAGCAGGATTAGAGCCGTAGCTACTGCCCTGTCGATTCTGTGATTGCGAAGTAATTCTCGTTGCCACTTTGCATCCCGTTGTTTCTTTTGCGCCAGCATTCTGGCGGCCTCTTGCTCCTCAAGGATGAGGTCGTACATCGAGAGGAACTGCTTGTATAGGTCTCCCAGACCAAGCGACTCAGGTGTGCCGTAAATCATTGCGTGACTCACCTGCCCCTGCATCTCTTTGATTTGCCACTGAATCTCAATGCGGTCAATCGCACTGTCGGCAACTTTGTCTGTTGTCTTGGAGAGTTCCTCCAGTTCAATGCAATGCTTCCGCAATTGACGAATGTTCTCAAAGAAAATCTTGAGGTTGTCAAAGATGTCGTGAACCGCCTTAGCTTTGTACTCTTCGTAACTTAGCTCTGGCTCAGGTTGGCGATTTGCCTTTTTCGCCACAGGCTTTGGCGCATCTGTTGTTGCAGGTGCTGCCTGTGCTGGAGATACTGGCGCAGGTGCTGGTTTAGTCTGTCCACCGAAGAGGCTTGTGAGCCATCCCCACAATCCAGTGACTTCCTTGTAGATTGCCTTGGCATCGCCAACAGCTTTCTCAGCAGTCTTCTTGAACTTGTCGATTTCTGCTTTACCCTCGGACAGCATTTCGCAGCCCTTGCGTATAGCAGCAGCAGCGGCTTGAGCAGCCATGAGTAAGCTAATCGGGTCAATGATTTACCTCACTGTGATTCCGAACTTTGCACTGAGTCCAACAGCGATGAGGCCGAGCACAATGATGAGCACGCCCCATGTGCCTTTCTTGGCAATGTCCAATTTCAACTCTTCCCAGAATCTCGTCTCAGCTTCCGCTGCGCGAATCTTGGATTCGTGAAAACGCCTATGCCCTTCGAAGTCTGTTGAGCCGTCTTCGTTTCTTGGGAAGGCGGTCTCAATCTTTTTTAGCTCAGACAAAATAAGGTCGAGCTTGCGCTCAATTCCAATCTCATCTGGCGTTTCTTGCTTTACACCTTGGTCATCAGTGAACATTGCTCACCTCAAAGCTTTGGGTATTTTGCTTTGACTGCTTGGCAATCAGCAATGTACTTTGCGATTTGAGCTTGGTCGCCCTTTACAACTGCATCGAGGTAATCTGTGACTGGAGGATATTCCGATGCTCGTTGTGACCTGTATGCGCCTTTGTCAACCCAAGCATTGACAGCGTCAATGTCGATGGTGACTTTATTGCCTTGCGAATCAAATGCACCATCCTCGTCATCAATAGAAGCGACTTGCGGATATAAAGAGTAAATTGCTTTGTGGTTCATCCCGCAATCTCCATTAGGGTAATTGATGATGCCGTGCGAAGGTCATAATTCGTTGCTGCTCTGTCAGCCGTTGAGCGATTTATATACGCAGCATTTATACCATCTGTGTTTGACAACTTTAAGTTGTATGTAATCGCAGATGTTGTGGCTGGAGAATCAAGGTAAACACCGCCACTTCTCTGCAAGTTGTAGTCTGAACCGTTATATCCCCATGCAAGTCCGTTTGGACGGCCTGATGAAAAATCCCCGCCGTAAATGACGCTACCATTTTTTGCAAGCCGAAGAACTGCCGCATTACCAGCGCTTCCACCAAACGAACAATCACTCAAAATCAAAATTTTGCTTGATGCACTTGTTGGTGTAATGCTTGCAGACAGACCTGTAATGTCAACACCTGACGAAGATGTCGTAGAAAATGTGTCAGTTTTTACAGCCGAGACAACCTGCAAAACAGCGCCAGATGGGAGCTGCCCTTTCGCAAGAATGCCGCTCAGGGCGGACATAGGAACCTTGCCATCAGAGCCAACTAGCCCGGCAAGTTTTGAGAGATAACGAGCAAGGCTCATTGGAAGCTCCTAAGAAAAAGAAAACCGACAGCTTGTGTCGGTGTTGGAATCTGGTGGAACAACAGACAAGAGCTTGCGCTCAAGTCTGTGTGTGTCCGTTACTGTGCAGGTACTTCAACCCAAGCAGTCGTCGCCTCATCCCATGTGTATTGCTTGCCGTCTGTTGGCATTGCAACAGGAGCACTCCACAGGCAAGTATCTTCACTCAGAGTCCAGCTTGCGAATGGTTTGGGTGGAATGAATGCGTCGCGCTGAGCGTCGTATGTGAAGCCAACACCAGCGTAATTCTTGCGAAGTGGTGTACCGCCGTTTGCATGAACGCCGCCGTGCGTGTTGTAGCTGGTCTGAATCCATTGACCGGGTGATGTGTCAATGAATGTTTCGAAGAACTCAGGTTCAGCAACGATGACTTGCTCAACGATGCCGTTGTTTACTTTTGCAAAATGTGACATGTGTTTTCCTTATGCCGTGTAAGAGCCAGAAGTAGTGAACTTCAAGATTGTGTTGCTTCCGCTAGTTGTAACAGTCGGGGAGCCGGTTGTAATGCCGCTATACCTAGTTGTTGGAACAGAAAGAACAACAACGCCAGAGCCACCAGCGCCGCCACTGTTACTGTCTGCGCCACCACCACCACCACCGCCGGTGTTTGCAGCGCCAGCGCCACCCAACAACTGAGGGCCGCTTGTGCCGCCGCCTTGACCGCCTCCGCCAGCACCGCCAGCGCCGCCAAGACCTGCGTATGCACCACCGCCACCGCCACCGCCATAGGTAACGGCAGAGCCTGTGATAGAACTAGACTTGCCAGCACCACCAACACCAGCTTGACCACCAACACCAGCACCGCCAGCACCGCCAGCGCCGCCTCCGCCGCCGCCAGTTGCGGAGCCAGACCCACTGACATAGTTGTTGCCGTGTCCGCCGCCGTAGCCTTGACCAGAAGTGCCAGCACCTTCCGCTGACGTGTAGGTGTAGCATCCGCCGCCACCTGAGCCACCTGAGTTTGCAGAATTACCAACGCCAGCGCCGCCGCCGCCGCCGATTGCCGAAATAGCCACAAAGGATGAGTTGACTCCGTTCCCGCCCTTGGTTGAGCCAGACGTACCGGCTGACCCGCCAGCACCAACAGTAATCGCGTATACGGTCTCCGCCGTCAATACTGCGGTTGATTCAATAAACCCGCCCGCACCGCCGCCACCGCCATCTGAATATCCGCCGCCAGCACCTCCGCCTAAAAGTAGATAGCCAACAGAGTATGTTGAGGTCATGTCTCCGACGGCAACCCAAGCTGAGCCATTGAATGCTTCGATTTGCTTCAACGACGTGTTGTATCGTTGCATTCCAGTAGACGGCAAAGATGGGCGTTGGGCTGTTGTTCCGGACGGCAGAGATGATGCGCCAGTGCCATTTGAACTAGCAACATCCAACTTTGTAGCGCTCACTGAGCCATTTGCAGGAACAGCGTTGGCAACCTGAAAGACGCCAAAGGCTTTGACGCGAACATCGTCACCAGCAGCCATTGCGACAGCCAAAGTAATCTTTACGCCGTCTGTTGCCGTGTAGTCTGTTGACTTGAGGGCGGAGCCGTTAATCTCTACATCGAGATAGTCGCCCGGTGTGTAGCCGCCCAGAGGGTAGATGTCGGTTTGGCCAGCAATGGCAACCAACTCAGTGGTTACACGCGACGCCTGAACGACAGGTGCATTCCCGATATAGGACATTCAATTCTCCAAAAAGAAAAGCCAGCGCTAGGCTGGCCTTGTTCGTGTTTGCCGTTATCAGGCTTGAGGCATTGCAGCCTTGATGCCGTCAACAGTCGAAGCTGCATTGATGGCAGTTTGCATTGCTGCGTACTTGTCGCGAACAGATTGACGTTGGGCCTCAACAGCTTGCACATCTGTGCCGGGAATCTGTTTTGTAATCACTTCATCCAATGGGGCGAACTCGGCTGCGCGAGCTGCGCGGCGTGCGTCGTGAGCGATTGTTTTGGCTTTGTCGATGTTGACCGTAATCATGCTGCCACCTCTGCTTGCATTGCTGCGATTTGTTTGTTCAGTTGCTCAACGCGAGCGGCACGAGATGCCTCGAACTGAGCGACCACTTCTGCGTACTGCTCGTCTGTTTGCTCTTCGGCAGACATGCGTGCAGGAACTTCTGCGGCAGTCACGACTGCGAGTTCAGCTTGATACTGCTCAATGAACCATGCTTGCTGGCCGATGCCAACGCCGTCATTCAGATTGCCGTGCTCAACTTCCCATGCAGAACGGAATGTGCGGTCTGACGGAACATCTGCTGTGTCAATGATTGCGTAGCGCAAGCCAGCAGGAACGTCTTTGCGAGCAACTTCTTCGATTGGCAGCTCGCCGGACGGGATGATGACGGCAACGCCGCCTTCTGGTGTTTGATAGATGATTCGTTTCATTGTTGCTCCTGATTAGCGAAATACGTTGACGCAGATAACACCACCGTCTAGTGGGGTGCCATTTCTACCCGCTGATACGCGAACAGAAGAAGTGGTGTAAAGAAGTGCGCTTGTATAAAGGCTTCCTCCAACTGTAACCGATACGCCTGCGTTATCGCTTGCAGAGTAGCCAGTAGTGATACCCGTGATGGAGTAGTTTGCATCAGGCATTGCAGTCGAGAAGTTCACCGTGTAGTCGCCAGTGCCGTTGTCCGTAATAGAACTCACGTTGCCGCTTGCACGAATAGCTACAGTGCCAGTTCCGTTGAAGTTCACCCAAGCGCGGCAACCATATGCAACAGCGGCAGAGCCATACCCACTGTTAAATTGAAGGTTCCCGTTTGTATCAAAACCCATTGCTTTGATGAAATCAGTGTTGGCTGCATTAGGCATCATAAAGTTGACCGCATTTGGTACAACAATATCCTTCCCGTTGCCAGAAAAATTTCCGCCAGTAATTGCAGAAACATCAACACCAAGAGATAGGTTTTGATTGCCTGATGCGTTACCAATTTGCAGCGCTGTATATGGAGCACCATATCCAAAAGGAATCGCACGAACGCCTTTTAACGATACTCCTGCGCCAGTCTGATAATCAAGCCAAGCGCCGCTTTGAATCGTATCTCCAGCTTTGTTTGCTGGCGTATAGCCAAGATGCGAAACAACAGCACCAGCAGCAAACTTTGCAGCGGTAATTGTTCCGTTAATCAGTTGCTGACCGGACGTGATTACGTCCGCAGCCTTTTTACCAATCCATGACATAGACGCTCCTATTAAGCGATTTCGAGGACGGACAACAGAACGTCGAGTGCAGAAGCTGTATCGCTTTGAACTGTGAGTTTATCTGCTGCTTCGAGCACAACCTTCTGGTCTCCGCCGATTGGAACGAGAGCGCCGCCGGGTGGAATCAATGCTCCCTTTACGATGTAGACAGTCACGCCACCTGCGGTAGCTTTGATGTCGGCAGTCACGTTTGCAGCGGTGATGTTGGCCACAGTCATACCAATGACAGTTGCTTGGACGCCAGCGCCAGCGGTGTAGACATCAACAGGAGTTGTGCCGATACCGGCGCTTGGGTAGTTCTTAAAAGTGTTTGACATGTTGATTCCTTACAGGGCGATTGCAAAAGCCAAAGCGCTACCAACGGCAGCAGTTGTGTTGTCGATGGCCTCTTGCTGAATTGCAGAGAGACCAGCGCCAGTGAGTCGAACTTCCAGCTTGTCTCCAGATGCAAACGTGCGAGCCGTTGTGCCGTCCTGACCACGCACGATGGTCATTGAGTCACCGCTGCGAGCTGTCACCTTGACGATTTCAAGGTTGTTGCTTGAATCGACCAGAGTGGCGTAGAAGTATTCGCCAGCGCCAAGCGTCGGGTAGAGAGCGCCCTGACCTGTTGAAACAGAAACGCTGGTTGCAAGGTTGTTGATACCCGCTGCCAGCGTTGCGCTTGCATTGTTTGAAAACTTGATACCCATGAAAGCTCCTATGGTGCGCCCTGCACAACCGGTGGGTAGTACAGTTCGGCACTTGCCGTTATTGGTTTCACAGAAGCGTCAACATCAATCTTGATGTGGTTCTTCCATGTGTCCACCAGCTCCGCAGTTGCGAAGACGCTTGTGAACGATTGTTCAAAGTACGAATGACCGCCGACTTCTGCACTCACCAGATGTGAAAACACCAACTTGCCATCAGCAGAGGCGGTAATCACAACGCCATCAGATTTGATGGAGCGCTCGACGTACACCATCGGCTGACCGTTGACAGACGCCAACAGACTGGCGGCTATGTTTGCCTCAAGCAGAAGCTCACTATGTGAGCCACTGTCTGTTTTTAGGCTCGCACTCATGTTCACAGACAACGAGGCGGCTGCTTGTGTCGTCAGGTAGCTCGTCAGTGCGCCTTGCAGCCTCTTGCCCAGCAATGCCGAGACGGAGACAGATGCGGCAGCGACTGCGGCAGCTCGCACCAGCTTGTTGACTTTGGCTGTGGCAGATACCGTTCCGCGCGCGGTGGCTGTCGCTGAGACCAGCTTGTTCACCTTGGCGGCAGCAACCGTCATGCCGGCCATCGTTGCAGAGCCAGCCATGTTCACTCGTTTGGACGCTGACGCTGTGGTCGTTGCCCGTGCTGTGACAGATGCTGACTCGTTCTTGACAACGCCAAGTGATGCCGAGGTTGTAGCTCTTGCTGTGGCTGATGCGCTCAGGCGCTTGCCAATCGTTGCAGCAGATGCTGTGGCAGCAGTGACGGATAGGCTTGAAACCAGTCTGTCTGTTTTGCCTAGCGCTGATGCAACTGAGGCGCTTGCGGAAACACTTCCTGCAAGCCCCTTGAACTCTCCGCTTCGTCCGTTAAGGACGACCTTGTTTAATGGAGTGACGTTTAGAAGCATTGCTCACTCCGAACAAAAATTAAGCGAAGGTGATTGCCAGAGATGCCGCAGGGAAAGAAACCGTGTCGGCTTCGTTGATGGTCTTGGCGATTGCCAGTGCGCCTTCCAGCAGCATGTTGCCGCCAGTGGCAGCGTCAAAGATTGCGAAGTGAGTCACAGTACCCCAGCCGCCACCAGTGGGAGTTGGGAATGTGATTGCAGCGTTGTTCGATGTCTGGCCACCAGTGCCAGATGAGGCAACCGTTGAGCCAGCGCTTTGTGTGCCAGCCCAGTTAGCCAAGCTCGATGTCACAGCCACGCGAGCGTAGCCGTTTGTCGAAACCTCAGTGCCACCTGCTGCATCGCTTGGCGCTGCTGTGAACAGAGCGACATACAAGGTTGCAGTTGCTGGGGCGCTTTGGCCACGGAAAATCTGGTCAATCAGTTTGTTTTCCAGAAAGTCGGTCATTGCGGACATGAGTTAATCCTCTCAGTTAAATTGTTGACGTACTTGAAACTTCAACACGTCATAGACGGTTTGCAGCTCTCCACCGAAGTCAATCTCGACTTCACCCTCGTAAGGGCCGGGTTCAACATCCAACGTGTTGCCAGTGAAGTTGAACGACACTTGGCCGTCACGTCCACCGTTAATCATGTTGCAGGTGATGGTTGAGAGAACTGTGTCCGAACCGACAGCGCGGAAGTAGACGCGCACCGTGGTGTTCTCAAGGTTGATGGCATTGCCATCTGCATCCCTGAGAGTTAGCTTGATGTAGGGGCGATTGTCGCCAGCGACGAGCTTGATTTTCTCTGTCATGGCTTCCTCATCTTCACGCTCAAGTCTGAGCGCACATTGCCGCGAATAGCGCGTTGACGCGCATCATTCAGGGCCATCATGTAGCGACCTTGATTGATTGCAGCGGCTTCTTGGTTTGTGTAGGGTTTGCCGGGATTGAGCATCAACCGGGCTTTTGCACCACAGGCGATCGACTCGCCCCATTGCTCGTAGAGGAAATCCTCAATCTGTGTTGAATCACGCAGAGGCACGAGTGCTACACGCATTGTAATAGCGTTGGTGTACGTCTGATTCGGAATTGGGAGGAAACTTACCGACTCAAAATCTTTTTGTGTGTACGCCGTTGGGGTTGACTTGGATGGTGTGTAGCCGCCAATAGACTGGCTATACGCATCTGGTGTCACGATGTCATCTGGAGCGGCTGGCTCAAGCTCAACACCACGGAACCAAACCTTCATCACCTTCTGGACTCGATACCCGTTTGGTGCGTCTAAGTCGTAGTCTGTCAGGTTTTCCCGCAGAGTGATGGGGTCTTGGGTGATTTGGTGAATCAGCGACTTCTCGCAAAATTCAATCACAGCATGGCGAATCGCACGGATTGCCACATCCGAAGGGCAGCCCGGAACATCGGGAAGCACATCGGGAAAGAATGCCTCGTAGGTCTTCATACGCCCATCAGCCCCGCTTTGAATTTTTGATACAGGCCAGCAGCTCGCCCATCAACAGCAAACTCATCGTCACGCAATTCAGCGCGGTGAGTGACGTAATCTGTTAAACAGACGTGGTATTCCTCTGGCAGCGGAACAATATCTGTTGCCGCGAATGCAGGGAATGCGCCGGTGAGGTTTGAGAGGAACAGGTCTGGGCGAACACGACGGGCCTCAACGAGAGCCTGACGTGCGTAGCCAAGCAACTGGGACTCCGTGTATCGAGTGATGGTGTTCGCGTCAATGATTTGGTCATTGAGCAATACGCGAGCTTCATCTGTGATAGCTTGGAAAGTTGCCATGTCTGTTGTTCAGTTATTTGGTTTCAGGTGCAGCAGCATCTGCTGCGGGTGCAACTTCAAGTGAGCCTGTGCCTTTGAGCTTCTTGAGCTTCAATGCTGGCTTTTCTTTTGGGGGAAAGAACTCCTCCCAGCGCCCACCTTCTACAAGGTCAGCGTCGTACACAGCAATCTTGCCGGTACGGATGTTTTTCATTTGTCGCGTCATGCGTGTGTCTCAGTAAAGAAACCCCACCGAGGAAAACCTCAGTGGGGAGTCAAGGGGCCGAAGCCCCAGCCGGAGGTGATTAGCCCTTCACAGCAACCATGTTCACCAGAGCTTCTGGTTTGATGACGCTGTAACCGAACACGTTCAAGCCGCGAACGATGTTGCCGAAAGTTGACTGAGCGCGGAGAGTTTCCACGTTGGTCATTTGAGAAGCGAAGGTAATCGCGTCTTTTGTACCAGCCAACAAGTAGCTGTCGCCGTCGGCGGTCTTGGGCAAGTTGTTGGACACATAGACTTGGAAGCGGTCAATCATGCCCAACTTGCCGTTACGCAAGGGAGACACGCTATCGCCAGTCAAGTAGGCTTGCTTCAAGTCAGAGTTCTTAATCATGGCAGCCATCCAAGATGGGATGACCAACCAGCGACCAGATTCAGGCACGTTTTGCTCGTCCAACACTTGACCGGCATCCAAGATGAGGTCGATGATGTTGGCCTTGGTCACGGCGCGGGGAGATGCGTCAGTACCCAAGTTGACGTTGCCAGAGATTGCACCAGCAGTTGCACCCTTGTTGGTAGTGGCAGCAGCAGCTTTCACACCGTCCAAGATTTGCGCGTCGATGGCAATCTTCATTTGCTCTGTGGCGTCGTTGGTAAACATGTCCATCAACTTCACGTCGGTTTGAACGGCGTCAACGTCGTCCAACACAACAGCGAAGTATTTGCCTTGGTCAATCAACAGCTCGATAGGAGCAGAGGTTGGAACCTGATTGGTCAGGTTGTCGCCTTTGGCATACGAGTTGATGGTGATTGTGGGGATGGTGCGGATGTGAACCTTGTCGCCCTGACCCTTGATTTCGCCTTCCCAATCGTTGTTGGAAATTTCGCTGAAAACAGTGGTTTTATAGAACTTGGCTTGGAGCTTGCCAGACCAAATTTCGGGGATGAAGTTACCGCTGTACTGAGTACGGCCAGAAGCTACGGGAAATGACATTTGAATTACCTCTTAAAGATTTGATTTGCGGGTCATCGAATACGACCCTCGATTGAAGCTGCGGTGATGTCAGCTTCGATGGCGATAGCCTCTGCGTCCGTAACATCGCCTCGGCGCACACGGTCATAGAACTCGGAAATCTCGCCACGAGTCCACACCTTCTTTGAAGGGGGCGTGTCGGGAGCCTTGTTCGTCGGTGGCACGATTTGTTGTTCGAGAGCGCTTTGGCTATTCGCCGCCCACGATGAAGATGTCTTCTTGAACGACGCAAAGAACTTTGCTACGCGAGCAGCATCACGAGCGGCTTCGGCCTTGCTCAACAGGGTTTGTCGCGTCTCGCCAGCTAACTCATCAAACTCATCCAACCATGTGAGGAAGGCTGGGTCTGCGTTAATCTGTTCCCATTCAGGGACGATTGCGTTCAAAGATTTGAAAAAGTCGTTCTTCGCCGTGTTGGTCGTCGCGGTAGAAATCTGATTGATTTGTGCTTTGAGGGCGTCAATCTCTGATTGCTTTTTCGCAAGCTCTTCTTGAGCAATGCGTCGAGCAACGTCGATTAAGCCTTCGCCGTATTCGTCAATCTCTTCTTGTTTGACCAGCGGTTCAGGTGGAGTAGCTTTCAACCGAGTCATTTCTGACTCAAGGTTTTCAAGCCTCGATTTCAGGTCTTTGTTTTCCTGTGCAAAGCGCGGCACTTCTGAGTTGTACTTTCCTTGCAGAACCTTGAAGCGGTGTTCCCAATCCTCGCCCTGTGCAGGGGTCGGAGGTTGAGAGTCGTTCGCGGGTGCAGGGTTTTCCGAGCCTTGAGCTGGCGGCGTTTCTACTGGAGGTGTTTCACTCGCAGGAGGTGTGCTATCAGCAGGAGGCTCCCCAGATGCAGCTTGTTGCTTGTTTGCGATAAGTTCTTCTTGCAGCTTGTTGGCACGTTCTTCGGCTTCCAAGACTGCGCGTGGTGCAGTAGATGACATGTTTACTCCGTGAGCCGAGACGGACGCATTCGAGCCTCGCGGTGTTCGAGCGATTCGTTCGGTGTTCAGCGGTTGCTGGTTTAAGGGCCAGCCCCTTTGCAGCGAATGCTGCTAACAGCATCAATTTCGTGGCGTCACGAAAATGGTCTGTTACCGCGATTTGCGGAGAGACTCTTGTGAGTTCTTGGCTGTGTTGAGGAAGTCACCAACAGCCTGTGCAGCGCCTTGCGACCAACGTGAGAGCGACTCATCTTTGGTTCTGACGCCGTTGTAGTACAGGTCTTGCAGTGATTCTTCAAGCCATCGTTTCACGGTCTCAAAGTTCTCGTTGCCCTCAAGCCCTGCAAGGGCGCTGAGGACTCGTTTGTCGGGGTGTTTCAGCATCAGCGACGTGGCAACAGAGTTACCGGGTCGATGTTGCTGGTATCAATCACGCCACGGCCACGGGGTTGAACCACTCGTGCTGCTGTGGATGGTTGAGCGGTAGCAGCCTTTGGAGCTGGCTTGCTGCCTGAGAAGTTGTCTATGCTGTCTGGGTCAAAGTCAGCGCCGCGAACGGGTTTGCTGGTCAGTGACTTGGCGACAACAGAACGTGCTTCCTGTTTCTTCTCGGCATCTGTGCGATTTGCGCGCGCAGTTGCGATGTCTGTGGTGAAGCTCTTGCCGTTGTACTCAAAGGTTTTGTTGCCAGCCTTGCGGTTTTCGGCAAATGCTTCTTTGAATGACTGAGGCTTGGCAGCACCCTCGTCGGCTGCGGCACGAACTTCATCGTTCGTCGCAACCTTTTCTTGGGTTGAGCCGTCATAGTTCTCTTTGGCCAGAGCGTCTGGGCCGGAAGCCATGTCAGAGACAGCCTTGTCAACACCAGCGAACTCGCCCATGTCAAACTGAGGAGAGGCGGACACGCCACCCTCGGAGCCGTCAGCAAACTTGGCGACCTTCTTGCCACCAGAGACCAAGCCACCCATGCCGAAGCTGGGAGCTGCAATCTTCTTGTGAAGGCCAGCCGATGCGCCAGATGGCATCAGCTTTGGGTTCATCTGGCTAGGAGCCGATGCGCCGCCATTCTTGGCCATGTTCTGTTTTTGCCAGCTTGGTACTTCTGCCATATCAGCAACCTTTCTTCATGGAGCCTTTGGCAGCAACCTTGCCGCCGTTGGCCATCTTTGCCATTGAGCCGTACTTGTCAGCAGACAACTTGCCAGAAGCCAGAGCTTTGCCAGTCGCGACGAGTTTCTTGGCGGGAGTTTTCTTCTCGCCTTCTTTTTTCTCTTCGACCTGCTCTTTGCTGGCGTACTGCTTTGGGGTCAGCTTGCCGGAGCGGACGGCCTTGGCTTCCGCCACTTCCTCGGCCTTGGTGTCTTTGCCCGTAAAAGGCTTTGCCACTTTGCCGCCGTTGGCGAAGCCAGCAGGGATTACGCCCTTTTTGGCTGGTTTGATTTTGCGTGCTGCTGTACTCATTGGATTGCCTGTTGAGGTTGAACTGTGTTGACGGGAGGTGGGCCTTCTGGCGCTGCACCCTCTGGCGCTGGCGCTGCAAGCTGCTGCTGTTGTTGTGGCTGCTGCTGAACAACCGCGATTGCATCGGCAATCTGTTTCTGTTTGAAGCGCATGGCTTCAACAGTCGGAACCAGCTTGTCGGTGTCCATCTGGAGACCCTTGGCCAATTCACGCAACAGATATGCACGCCCTTCTGGGCCAACGATGTTGAGGTCAACAGGGTTGTTGGTGGCAGCCAAGAACTCATTGCGTCGAACTTGGATGGCTTCGCGCGCCAACAGACCCATAGCACCACGGGGAATGACTTTGAAGTCGCCCTTGATGTACTGGTCGGGGTTATACATCATGTTGTGGATGTAGAACCGGCGCACAACCATCTCAACCACCTTGTCCACTTGGGACACGGCAGATTTGATGCCCTTGGCAGCGTTGTCCATCAGCATAGACAGGCCAGATGCAGTGCGACCTGCACCAGAACCGCTTGAGCCGCCATAGACGTAGTTCGGAATACCCGTCACTTCGTCGGCTTGCTTTGCGAACTGGTTGTAGATGCCCATCAATTCGGCAGCTTTCATCTCAGGCATGAAGAAGCGGACACCCGGTTGGTTGCCGCCCGTCTTGTCAGAGGTTGTCTGCCAGATTTTCCACGGGTACATCTGCGTCAGGTCTTCACCGTCAGCCAATCTGTCCACAGCCACTTCAACTTGGGGGCCGGAGCCGATACCCATGTTGTTGGCCAGTGCTCGCGCCGAAGCGTTGCACATGATTTGCACGTCCTTCATCACCTCTGGCAGCGCCGTACCCCAGAATGCACCGGGGATGTTGCGCCAAGAGGCGATTTCGTAGGGACGTTCACCCAAGGGGTCTGGGTTGAGCACGACTTTGATAGTGAAACCGGCGATTTGCCAAGCGTTCACCTCGTAAACCGCACGAGGGTCTACGTTTTTCATGCCCCACTGGATGAGCATCTCGCCCATCACTGGCCCCCAGAACTCTAGGGCTTCGATGATGTTGTCGTTGTAGAGGCGCGAGTGGTACTTGCCCTCTAAGTTGTCACGCTGTTGGTCGCCGTACTCAAAGTAGCGGAAACCTTTGCCAGCGTAGCGCTCAAGCACTTGGTCAATCTCGTGATTCGAGTAGCCCGGAACGTCCTTCATGGACTCCAAGGTCTTGACCGTCAGCTTGTGGCGCTGAATCAGGTAGCCATCATCGACATCCGAAGCGTTGGGGCTTGGGAAAATGTCGTATGGGCTGACGCGCTCGACTTCACGGAAGAAATCATTCGTGACGATTGGCACGAAGTTTGGCCCCCACTGGAGCTTTTTCTTCTTGCGAACAGACGGGCCTTTGAGCACGGCTGTTGGATAGGTCACGAAGTCGTCGATGAAATCCTGCATTGAGCGGTGGAATCCACCCTCATTGAGCTGGTCGTCGATGACGTTGGCCATGCGCTCTGCGGTCAGCTTGGCCTCTTCGCGGATGCGAATCAGAATCTCGTCGTGAACCTCGCCCATGCGGGTGCGGAACGCTTCGGGATGAAGCTGCTGGCCAGCCATTACATAGGCTTCTGCCTCATGGCGAACGAAGTCGATGATGGAGAGCTTCACTTCGGGAGGAAGCTCAGGCTCACGAGCTGGCTCAAGGTCAAACGGGCGCGAGTTCTGGAGCATCACGTCTTGAATCCAAGACTTTGCACCAGCGCACTTCACGTCGGTAATCATCATAAAGATGTCCGAGCCGCCAGTCTGTGCAATATCGACAGCTTTATCAGGGTCGTATTCGCCACGACGCTGGCGCTCGCACGACAGCAGACGTTCAGTGATTTTCTGTTTGGCGAACTTTGCCTTGTTCCAGCACGATGTGATGTGTCCAGAGATTCCAGACGCAATCATGTCGGAGTTATCCACGCCCGGAGTTTGGGCGGCACTCACGTCGGCTTCGACGGGTGCGGCTGCCTGATAAACATCGGTCATAGTTTTAAGTCCAAGCTCTTGATGAAGCCTTCCCAATAGAACGAGCGCGAACAGACTTCTGGTTTCCGCCACGAGCCTTCATGCAGAGATACTGCAAGGCGTCATGGGGGTGACTGAATCGGTCTTTCACAGGTCGGTCTCGGTAACGCTCACCAGCAACTTTCAGTCGTTCGTAGCGATACCCACCAATCAACCCCTTTCGGAGCATCCGGCAGTTGGGAGACAACAGGAACCCCGGTTCGCCACCCGCCATGCGAGTGAGGAAGAACGCGACAGATTCGCGTCGGGGAATGAAATCGTTTGTGTCGGCAGGTTCTGAGGCGATGCCGACTTCGAGCAGCTCCTGATAACAGGTGCGCTCATCTGTTGCAGAACGAGAGACGCCGGCAGGGTCGCCAACAGACTCGAATCTACAACCAGCGTATTTGTTCATCAGCAGAGGTTTCACAACCTCACCAGCAAACTGGCGAATGCCCATGTCCTCAGCAACAAGCTCATCAAGGATGACGAGCTGCCCTTTGGCAGTCATCTGTCCAATGATGCACGCTGGGGTCAAACCAAAGTCCCAGCCCAAATAGACTGGAAGGTGTGGGTTGACTTCAAGCTCTTCGCTTGCAACGTGAATCTTGTCGTTGTACTCAGGGTAGACAGGCTTGCCATCAGCAGTCGTGCCGTACTGACCAAGAACGAAAATCTTAATCCAGTCGTCAGTCTTGCCGCCAATCATGTTCAGGTAGTAGTCATACCCCTGAGTCAGATTGAAAATGTTCTCTGCAAGCGGGTTTGGTTCGTACCAGACCTGCTCGCCTTCCTGCATCCGAATCAATCCACCGGGTTGGTCGAAGAATGCCCAGTCATCAGGGGTCTCTTCTTCGGCGAACTTGTAGTACCAGTGGTCGTCGTCTGGAGGGTTGGTGTCCAGAATCACACAGGGGTGAGTCGGGCCACCCATTGTCTTGGGCGGATAGCGGCCAACACGCTGAGTCAGCATGTCGAACACTTCCTTTGGTACTTCGGACGCTTCGTTAATCCAGCCACCTGTCAGCTCAAGCGAGCGCAGTTTGCCGGTCTCTGAGGCTTTGTCCAAAGCGAGGAACACCACTTCGAGTTCCAGAGCGTTGCCGTCACCACAGTCCTTAATCTTGATGGTCGATGTGATGGGTGTGTCCCACTTCATCGGCGCGATGTCGGAGTTGAACCAGTTCTCCCACGTCTTAATAGTCGTGGACTTGAGTTCTGGGTAGGTGTTACGGATGACAGCCCAGCGCGCGCGGCGCACACCGTTGTGTGGCTTCTGCTTCAAGGTATGGCGCATGATTTCCATGCAGCACGTCGAAGACTTACCGGAACCCACTGGCCCCTTCAATCCGCGCACAAAGGCTTCGGAATGGTGAAAGGCGGCGGCTACCTTACCCGGAGGTCGGTAGCGAATCAGGCTGTTGTTGCTCATCGAAGGTGGTGTCAATTAAGAAGGTCACGGACTTAGCCTCGACCTCGTGTTTAATGGAAGCGAGGTTGGGGACAGTCTTATCCAGCAACATCTCAATGGCCTTCAAGCGAGTACCAGTCATCTTCACTTTGGACGTACCGAGGGCAAAGCCTTGAAGTGTGTTGACCAGTTCAGTCGTCTGAATCTTTTCACGCACAGCGTCCGCATGTTCCGCCCGAAGCTGTTCGCGACGAGCGCTAATCGCTTCCTTGGTGGATTTTTTGGTTGCCATATCGTTTATCGGCGGAGCCGATTTTTAGAATTTTTGGGTTGTTGGCGGCGAGGAACCCCTCACCCTGCCATCTCTTTCGCAACTGTGGGTTGCGCGAGTCAGACTTAACCAACACGAATGAACGCTCGAAGGCGGTTTGTTCAGCTCTGCTGTCTCCGCTTGCCGTCAGTCGGCGGCAGGTATGACATCAAGTGCTCATTCATCTTGGATAAAGGCCCGTCTCGTGGGCCAAACGAACAGGTCAGCCCGGAGACACCGTAGAAGCCCCTGTTTGCGGCGGTTATTACTCACTCACCGCTTGAGTGTTCATGCTCTGGGGACAG